TGATCAAACAATTAGAACGTGAAGTTATGATTTTGCATAATAAAGCAAGGTTCATTGAGGAACAATGCGAAGATATAATTGATCTTCGCAAAAAGAAAAAGGCGCAAGTAATCGCGATGCTCGAAACCAGACAGTATGATGTCATTGATGAAGATGAAGACTTTAAATATTTGAGATCCATGAGAATCGAGCAGGTGGAGGAAGAGAATATTAAGAAACTTCGCGATGAACGTGATTCCAAAATTAAAGAGCTTGAACTTTTGAAGAAAACAACCCCTGAAACTATGTGGAATACTGAACTAGATACACTTGTTACGCAATATAAGTCATATACAAAGAATCGTGCAAATCGAATGAAGGGTGTCAAGAGTAAACTTAAAGTTAAAAAGAAAAAAGGCAAGGCCAAAATTAAAAAGTAAAAAGTAAATAAACAATAATTCAAAAAATTGATTTAACTATAAATTTTTATTATGTATACAAACAATGGCAAACCTTAGATTTCATAACGACACCGCATCCTTAAACCACCTCTGGTATGAGTCACATAAGAACCTCATTACCAGTTTATGTATTGAATTTGATAAAACTGATGATATTGACGCAATGATAGCAAAGTTCCTTTGCGCCCCTATTAAAATGAAAGCACTCAAGGATCCTAATAAACCAAAAAGGGCAAAATCTGCATATCTGTTTTATTGCGCGGATCATCGTCCTAAGATTCTGGAAAAACTTAGAAAGAAAAAGCAGAAAATTAATATTGCCGATGTATCTAAAAAGCTTGGTGCGATGTGGGGTACTTTGGATGATAAAACAAAGGCACCTTATACAAAAAGTGCCGAGAAAGATCGCAATAGGTATAAAGATGAGATGGAACAATACAACGCCTAATATATTTAGGGATGTAACTTGATATTAAACTATGTTTAATTATTATATGAATGTTATAATTAAACCTAGAACAGAAATAGATTTGCCAAGTGTAGAAAATAGCATTCAAATGGCATTTAGTCAACATGATAAAATTGTTTTTATATTTGATTTAACAGAAACTACAGTTTTTAATTTTCAATGTTTACTTAAAATACTTCCCCTGTTAAAAAAATTCGAGGCTGATATAGAGCAAAAATTAGAAAAAAGTTATATTATTCTAAGACAAAAATGGAAAAAAGCATTATTAATGATGTTTTTTTCTTATTATAAACCTAAAAAGCCAGTCGAATTTATAAATCAATATAATCAAAACCAAGGTTTCAATTCCAAAGTTCTACTGTAATATGTAGATGTTGGTCTTTGTATCGGTGTATACATGGTACTCGCATCACTTTTAAATTTTACGTAACCTATAGCTTCGCCCATTACTTGAGGGACCGCATATTCTAAAACTAAATGGTTTAGTTGTACTATTTGTTGTGTAATATTAGTCGGTAGATTTTTAGAATGTTGTAGGAAAATACTTCTCATTATCATTTTAAGAGGAGCTTCATCTTGTTTGCCTATTAAGAACCTTCCTTTAGATTCTTTATAAACACCTGCTCTTAATCCATTTTGAATAATATTCATATTTGCTTCGCTAAAGAAAGCATTTGATAATGCGTCATTATCCCAATTACCAGTCATAGCAGTTCTATAATAAGTATCACCGTCTGATACTGGTATCCGGTCATATAACTGAAAACAATCCATGACATTATCGCCTAATATATCAACTCGTCCATTACTATTGCAACTCATATATATATAAAGTCATAGAAAAAATTATCTATATTTTAATATATAATGACGTTTCAAAGTGTAGTTGTCACGATTGCAATTGTTATATTAATTCTTTCTCTTATTGTACTTGGGGTTATCATTTACAATTCAAGAAACAAAGACCAATTCCCGCCAGAAATTGGGAACTGTCCTGATTATTTTGTAATGAAACAAAAGTCTGCCGGTGGCGATATGGGAGATGTATCTACAGAAATGTGTTACAACCAGCATAATTTAGGAAATAAATCTGAAGGATGCGAATGGTTTGATCCTAAAGACGCCACTAAGAATGAAAGACTAGCCTATGCAAAACAGTGCGGTGTTACATGGGATGGTGTCACAAATTTTTAATTATAAATATTATTTTGATATAAGATTTAATAACAGATTATATCAAAATGGAGAGATTACCAGAAGTAATAGTAGATATTGTATTTTCATTTATTCCAATTGATCATATATATAATTTAAACCATTCGTATCTAGATACCATATATCCATTAATAATTAAAAATAGAATTGAGAACAAACAGATGCCTCCAGATTCATACATGCGATATCTTATTAGATGTAACTGTATAATGTTTTTAAATAAAACATTTGAACATCATTTTTCATATTTTTCTTCATTCAAAAACTGGAAATATAAATCTAATACATTTCCAAATTATATAGAATATTTAAGGGCATATACAATTACACTCACTAAAACAAAATCTCGAAATCTAATAGAACTGTATATTTCAAAGGAACCTGTTTCGATGAAAAACAGACATAAAAAAATAAGAAGAAGAAATATAAAATGGAGCAATTAAATATAAATCATATTTTAGATAGATTTGATAAAGAAAAAATATTAATTGATTGCTTGAATCATTTTGAAAAACATAAAACTGATGTTTTAACAAGACGAGGTATTTATGTTTATGGTAGTCCAGGAGCTGGTAAAACATGGTTTGTCAAAAATATATTGAAGCAATTAAATTATGATACAATTATGTTCGACGCAGGTGATGTCAGAAATAAAACTATTATCGAAAATATTACCAAACATAATATGTCGGATACTAATATTATTAGCATGTTTCATAAGAAGAAAAAAAAAATAGCCGTAGTAATGGACGAAATTGATGGAATGAATGGTGGTGATAAAGGAGGTATTAATTCTTTAATAAAACTTATACGACCAAAAAAAACTAAAAAGCAAAAATTAGAAGATAGTACAATGATACCTATCATTTGTATAGGAAATTACCATATTGATAAAAAAATAACCGAAATGATGAAAGTATGTACTACTATTGAATTAAAAACACCCTCAAATAAACAAACTGAAAATATAATTAATTTATTAATGCCGACATTAGAGTCTTCTTTAAGAAAAAATATGGTAGAATTTATACAAGGCGATCTAAGAAAATTAACCTCTACATACGACATCTATAAAAATCAACAAACTATTCTCAAAAATAAAATTATAACTACCATATTCCAACCAAAAATCTATAATGAAGATACTAAACAAATCGCAAAAAAATTATTAAATAATAAATATGATATCAACGAGCATTTACTTTTAATGAATGAAACTGATAGAACAAGCGTCGGACTGTTGTTTCATGAAAATATTATTGATGTTCTTAGTAAAATACCAAAAGACATTGCCATACCATTTTATATTAATATTCTTAATAATATCTGCTTTGCAGATTATGTGGATAGGATTACATTTCAAAAACAGATTTGGATTTTCAACGAGATGAGTTCATTAATTAAGACATTTTATAATCATCGATTATGGAATACCCTTGAAAAAGATAAACCTATAATTTTTAATCCTGAAAAGGTTAGATTTACAAAAGTATTAACTAAATATTCCACTGAATATAACAACATGTTGTTTATACAAAATTTATGTCAACAACTAAGTATGGATAAAAAAGATATGTTTTCTTATTTTATTCATTTGAGAAATAATTATACCGTCGAAGAAATATATGAAATATTCGATAATGACAATTATGAAATCAATAAGTTAGATATTAATCGTATATACAGATATTTAGATGCATATACCAAAATAGAAGAATAATTACTCCTTACTTTTACAATATGATAATAAACCACTTTTAGTCCTATCACCATTATATGTATCTAATTTTTTACCACCTCCCATCAATAAAATTGTAGGAAATCCTGTAACTTTATTGGCTTTGATAATATCCGCCGCACCATCATCCTTTCTTTCCAATGCTCTCATTTTTATACTGGTATTGTTTTCACTTGCAGCAGCCTTCCAGTGAGGCAATAAAGTAACGCAATGAGGACAACCTTCCATATGTAAAAGTAACAATTCTTTTTGACCTTCAAATGATTCTTTTTTTGGTAAAAGCATATGGGTCAAAAAATCACGAATTTCACTATATACAATTTTAATTAATCTAAACGTAATAATTATGGCAATTATCATTAATATTAACATTACAAACGTGGTTGGTGTAATTTTATTACCTTTTGGTAATATTTTGTTAAATTTTCGCGTTAATTGTTTTAACATTATATTATAATATAATATTTTATTGTTCCATATAAAATTTTGCTACATCTTTATTTTTGATAAAATTTTTGGGAGTCATTTTTGTTTCTCTCACATAATCAGGATTGGGATTTTTCAATAATCTTCTTTTATCAAATGTATTTTGATCATGTGCAAAACATAAAATGCTTTTTAATGGATTTAACTGAATAAATGGTATAGTATAGTTTTTTAAAAATTGTTTTTCTTCTGCCAACTCTGCATCATCATCGTAATGTGTTTCTTTTAATAACTTACGTTTAAATGCAAATGTTCCAGCTGTTGCATGATTCGGACCATATGGACCAAATTGCCAAATCTTACCAGTATCTTTAAAATAAATATAAATAATACTACTTCCAGAACATAATGCTTGAGGCGTTGATCTTAATCTATTTACAGCATGATTAATGCGATCTGGGGGATAATAATCGTCATCATCCATGTATACTATAATATCTCCTTTTGCCTTTTCATGCATATAATTTCTTTTTCTGCCTAATTTCATCTTTTCTTCTTGGTAAAAATATTTCACATTTGGAATATCTTTAAATAAATCTCCAACGGGATCAGTTCCATCGTCCACTACAATCCATTCTATCAGTTCCATTGGATATGTTTGCGCCAAAAAGTTTTTAATTAACATTGGTATAAAAGATCTTCTATTGTATGTAGGCGTACATACGCTTACAAATGGTTTTCCATTTGCCGAGACCTTTTTCTTTTTTCGGTTTTTCTTCCCCATCGATGATTAAATTACTTTTTTATTGTTAAGTAATTTAATTAATAATTTAAGAAATTGTCCACAACCAATAGAATATTTTTGATAATAATCTAATTCCAATCAGAATAGGAAATATCAATGTTAGTGCAATTCCCCATGATTTACCAGTCTTTGTTAGAGTAGTTCCCAATGATGATACAATAATAGCAAGAGTGATAAATAGATTAATAGGCCAGTAGGCTCTAACATTTCTTTGCATTTGATATGTTCCCCCTTCATATGGACATTTCGATGAATTATCGCGTTTTCCCATAGCACCAAATAACATATAAAAGAATGCTTCCGTTGGCATAGCCGCCATATTATATAACGTAGTTAATAGACCAAAGAATAGTGGTAATATAAATACACTATATCTATTTAATGATGCAAACGGCGTTGTAAATAAACCAGTACCAAAAGCAACCATCATTATTACCATGGAAAGCATTGGCATATATAAAGTTGTTAAATATCTAAACCAATACCGATAATCGCCTTCAAAGAAATTCCAGAATATTTTAAATCCGTTGCCCAATGGACCATCTTTTTTTCGTAGGCTTTCTGGTTTAGAAGCAGCTATGTAAAAATCTAAATAAATATTATCCAAACTTTTTAAACCTTCTGTTTTACCTCCTTTCTTGGAGTGTTCCTTGGATTTTTTTACTCCCTTTTCAAAATAATTTATTGTTTTATTTCTACTCCATGATCCCTCTATTGCTTGAAATAAAAGTTCACGCGCTCCACGTTTTTTACCAGTTGAGCCTTTATTAAGATCATCCTTTTCATATCCTTTCCCATAATTTCGTTTTATTACATCAAAATCATTTTTAATCCCTGTCAATTCAACTTGCTGGGATTCAGTAAGTTTATGAGTTGTGTCGTCATCTGGTTTATGATCTATTTGTTTTGTTAATGCTGTAATAAAATCATCTAATCTGTCTTCAACCAATTTTATTGGCAATTCTTCGTGTAAATAAGGTAGAAAATAGGAAAGTATATCACTCCAAATACCCCTACTTGTAGACCATGATCTTTGCTGTGTTTTAGCGAACCAAGCACCAAACCATCGACCAGGATTACTCGCATCCCCACCATCATCCGGATTATAGGCAGTTGGGGCCCTTACAGCTGGATCATCATATATATAATTATAAGGCCATCCATATTTTTTAGGCAAGATCCAGTTAAATGGAGGATAGTCGAATAAACTGGGACCATCCGATGTACACATTTCTATTTCTTCTTCTGCTAATCCATATTTCTTTAATTTTTCACAACATAAAGATCTTGTCTTATTTTTTCGAAATGTAGTTTGTGAAAATCCCAAACTTTTTTCCATTTCTGTAATTGCTATATCGATGCCTGTAGCGGTTTTGGATAAGGTTTTATTTCTTACGCCGAAACGCCTGGCACCGCTTGGATTGCTCGTTTGTCCACTTTCAGTATTATTCATTCTTTCTTTTCTTCTGGCTATTTGATTGTCCACTTCCACCTTCTTAGCAGCTTTAGATCCTCCCTCCATCTTTGTTTCATTGGTAGTGGTTGAATTATTCTTCCCTTTCTTGGCTTTCTTAAGGTCTTTTTCTATTTTTAATAATTGCGAATCTGCTGTAATCCAAGTTTCTCCAACAATTATACTATAAATATCCCGCGACAACGATCTGGATAGATGTAACATATATGTAAACCAATCTGGGCCCTGAACATGTTCCTGAGGACATTGCTTGCCATCCAATGCATTATCGGGTAAAATACCATTCTTACAAGGATAATAAGGAGGCTGATGTTGATTATTTGGTAAAAGACATTTCCCCCCTCCACCTGCGCCAGGATCTGTACTGGATTCTCCTTTACACTGTCTTTGATCTAATATTAACTGCAACTGAAAAGAATAAAAGGGAAATAAAACCCAAAAGACAACGACAGTAGTTATTGAAGTAGCCCAAAAGGCAGACCATGGATTTTGTTTCGTTTTGGATTTTTTTGTTTTTTTTACTGAAGCTGTTACTTTTTTTGTTTTTTTATCTTTATTTTTTCCTTTGCCTGAAGTGGACATATATATATATATCTACAAATATAATTCTTTCTAAACTTGAATGTCTATATCGCAAACTTATTTAGATAAACTTCTAAGTAAAATACATATAATGAATTTAATTAGAGGATTAGTTACTATTTTAATCGCATTATTTATGATAAAGCTTTTTATTGATTTAGTTATGTTTCTTTTTGTCAGTAATGTTATATCTAGAAATCAAATAAAACACGGCAATCTTCGCGGATTGTAAATTGTTTATTTAGCTAATACATCTTTCAATAGCTTTAAAAGATGTATATTTTAGAAAAGTAAAATATTTATTATTATATATATAGTAATGAATATTGTCAGATTATTAGTTTGTTTATTAATTACATTTGTATTTGTTAAATTATTGATAGATGGAATCAGTATTATGAAAAATAACACCGGTAATATTGTAGAGGGTATGGGTAATTTAAATGCATCCCCACCAACAGAAAGTCCCGATGTTGCCCTACGTTTGGAGAAGGAGAACCAACAATACGCCAAAAAAGAGTATGAAGAAGAACAAGAAAGTCTTGCAAAAGCGGGGTTATTATCACATAAGCATACCTCTAACTCAAAACATGGTCATGAAAAGCGAAATCCAAACGGCGATGATTGTCAAAAACGAGGATTAACATATTGTATGGCAAATAGTAATTGTGATAATGATTCTTATTGTGCTAAGAAATGCGTTGAAGGAACTTGCGATGGTAAAACAATGCATCCAGATCACAAACCTGGTCATAATCCAAATCATAAACATGGTCATAAACATGGTCATAAATTAGGACCAGGAGGCACTCAGCATTTACTAGGACCTGGTGGAACTCAACACAAACATCATCATAGTCATGGGAGACGTGTACCCGACGATAGTCACTCGCATAAATATAAAAAATTCATTCCAGATAAATTAGACCAATTACCGTTAACAAAAAGTGTATATGAAGAAATCGGAAGAGATTTTGTAAAAGATGAAGCAAAAAAGCGTGGAGTGAAATCCCCCGGAATTCATGACTCTGAGGCAGAGGTATTGGGAAAAATGGTATGGCGCGTATATGCTGCAGAAGTAGAGCAAAAAAGAAAAAGCTCTCCAAAAGCAAATGATCAATTATTAGAAAGAGAAATACAATTATTGAACAAGGTTTCCAAAATAATGAAAAGTGATACGGATCATCATAAAGGTAAGGGTAAAAAACATAAAGGCATTACAAATCAAGCATCTAGTATTTCAAAATGTGGACCAAGGCATTATACGGATTCTAGAACAAATAATCTATATGGATATACCCCTCCTAGTAGTAACGATGTTCATAGAGAACCCGGTCACGCATTCCAAGGAACACCAATACCAGGTGCTCCTATATATCATGATATTTCTAATGCAATTGAGCATTGTGAAACTGATAGAGCTTGCGGTGGCGTAAATTATGATTCTACAACTGGAAAATTCTTTTTGATGCCTGTTCACTCTAAAATTGTAAGACGACCTCATTATACTGCTTTTATTAAGAAAAAACATAGAAGACATACTAATCCTCATCATAATCATGATAAAGAATCAGGTAGAAGTCACGGACATCATCACGGTCAACCAAGTCCATATTTACCAGAAACAGGCATTGGATTTAGCAGTAGTCCTTGTCAATGTAAAAATGGACATCCAAGAAACCCTAATAAGTTACCCAGACCATATAATTCATTAATGGATCTTTTTCATTAAAAATATTTATAGTATATATATGAATGTGTTTGGGACATTTGCAGTTTTTGTACTTTTATTTGTAATTTATCAATTTTTAAGCACTATGTATCATTATAGTAAACGTAAATGGAGAGAAGGTATGTGTAATTCAAAAAACTGCAACTGCAATTCAAAAAACTGCAACTGTGGTAATTAATTATTTAAAAATATATTAAATTTTAGTATATTTTTATCGGGCAATGGATAATCCAATACGACCACCTTGAATTTCAATCATATTATATCTTTCTTCAAAAACCCTCAAATCAAAATTATATTTATTAAGCGTCCATAAATCTTTCCTTACTCCAATAATAGCACCTGAAGCGTCACATAATACATCTACATTATTTGTATCAGTATCTTGATTTCGCGGAGGTTGTATTGTGTTGAATTCAAACGTGATATATTGCCATTTATTTGTGTTTTGGGCACCAGTTGGTTGATAGATTAAACGATTGCTATTTGTACAAAAATTATAACAATACAGACCATATTTAGATATACCTGTTGTTCTATACCATTTTTCTATATAGGCATAAACGCCGGCTGCCAAAACATTTTCTCTATAATCCTGACCACATAAAATAGCCATATCCAACATTATATTTCTTTGATTTTTAATAGTCATGCAGCCACTATTATATAAACCGAAAGGGTTGCTTGCAGTTGCGCTTGTACCAAATGGTGATAAAGTAGTACCATCAATATTTTTAAGCGTTGGAGGCTGTCCTGGTTTACCTTCAAATTCAAAATTAGAATAATTAAACCACTGATTTCTTTTATTAACATCACTTCTCCGAAATCGCCACATATAACTACTAACCATGTCTTTACTAGGTATATCAACTCTTCTTGAACCGGTAATATTCAAATAATCCCATTCATATTGTTCTTTAACCAATATTGAATGACATTTTTTAGCCATTGTTCGCCTTTCATCTTCACCTAAAAATATATATGTTCCTACCAAATGGATATCTGAATTCCAATCATTTCTCCTATTTAAATATTGTGAATAATTATCTGTTTCCGATTTTGGTAGACCACTAGGTGGTTGTATAAATTTCCATAACTGATCAGTTACGCTTGCAGTGTTTGGTGCTTTTCTTTCTAATCTTAATTCGGGTACAAATGGTAGCGGGGAACCAGTACAATTATTGCAAGGAGTCTTCTGTGTAACATCCAAAATTGTAAAGAGATCCTTAATTGGATTGAAATCTATTTTAATATGTACTTCTTGGTACTGTAAAGCAATAAGAGGTAATGCGGTTTTAGTAGAATAACAAAACCATGCCATCAAAGGTATATATAACTGTCTTCCTCGTATTGAAGGTTCTAACCCAGTAGTGTTACATTGCGAATTGTATATTGCATTGGGATAATTCCCCCAATAAGCTTCGGGATCGCTTAAATCCTTTGTTTGATTATCACCACCAACCATTCTTCCCAACAATGATCGTCTGGCAACTTCATCTCTTCTTATAGCGTTCATCATCCATTCGCCAGAATACTGAGCCAAAGTACTGCCTCCAGAATGAATGGTAATTTGTCTTATCATTGCAAACCCGATATCATTTACCCATTGAAATTTATATGGTAAATAATTTCCCGATACATCTTCTCTGTAATATATTGGGCTCCATATATTCGGTAAATTTACCACAATATAAGTATCCCATAAAAGTTCAGCGTAACGAGGTATTTTAAAATTCATTTCAACAGCACTGTCAAAAGACAATGTTCTCTGTCCTTCATAATCAATTCTGAATCTTTGCATCCCGAACGGTGTAAATTTCTTATAAGAAGCCTTGAAAAATGTCATTTTTGGGTTTCCAGTTAATATAATATTTGCTTGTCCATATGCAACTAATTGTAATAATCCACCTGGCATTATCTAATATAATATATACAATTATTTTAAAGTGTTTAAATTCTAATTGTGTCTATTTAGGTGAAGATTAAAATATAAATAAATATTATACTAATATCATGGACAGATATCAAGAAGCTATTAACAATACACAAAGATTTTTATCCCAATATATTTGGATTGGGGTTCTAATAACTATACTAGGAGTATTTTGGTATTATCGTACTCAAATAGGCAAGAAAACTGCAAATGTCGATAAGATGGAAAAGGCGTACGATAAACCAAACTATGCGCCTCAATTATCAAGTATAAATGATAGCGATCCTAAATATAATGATCCTTTATTAAATTTCTATATTGCAAGTAGCTATAATTCATGTTGTGCAGGCGATTTCCAAGATAGTTATGTAACACTCGATCCCTTAGAAGAAATACTGTTTCATGGCGCTAGAGTTTTAGATTTTGCTGTATATTCTGTTGATGGTAAAGCAGTTGTAGCGGCATCTCCGTTTCAAAATCCTAATATTAAAGGAACATATAACAGTATTCCAATTGATAAAGTTTTACAACGTGTATCACAATTAGCATTTTCATCAGCAAAATGCGCAAATCCAGGCGATCCCTTGTTTTTACACTTTAGAATAAAATCAAACAGAAAAGATGTATACCCGCCTCTAACATCCGCTATTAAAAGTAATTTTGCTGGAAAATTACTTGATGCCAGATGGTCATTTGAAGGGCGAGAGAGCACAGGACATACAGCTAATTTATCAATGGAACCTCTTAAATCTTTGATGGGTAAAGTTATAATTTTAGCACATCAGGAAAATGATAATTATAAAGATGAAAATAATCCATTTTATGAATTGGTTAATTTAGGATCAAATTCTATTTATTTCAGACAATTGCGTAATCATGACGTTCAGTATGCACCTAATGCAGATACTATGAAGTCTGAAAACAAAACAAGTTTAGCTTTAACTATGCCCGATTGGAGTGAAATAAATACAAATGTTCCAATTATTGTACATCAAGCATTGGGTTGTCAAATGGTTTGTATGAACTATCAGAATTTAGATAAAAACATGAAATATTATTTAGAGTTCTTTAACGATGGTGGTTGTGCATTTATTAAAAAGCCACCAAATCTTTGTATGAAACAAACAAAAATTACGTGCCCTACGCCTCCTCCAAAAGAACAATCTTTCAAAGGTAAGAAATATAATTTACCTATGGTTAATTTCACAATGTAATTTTTTAATCGGTCTATATATTATTATGACAGACTGTAAAAAAAATATGTCCTTTGAAGAATGCGAATTAGCTATATTACGTCAGGCGGTTGATAAAGCCGATGTAATTGAAGGGGAAAACTTATTGAAAGATCCTGAAGTTAAAAGAATTATTAAGATCGTCGAAGATTTTCTACGCGTTCGTAAACTCATTTGTTACGGGGGTACTGCAATTAATGCTCTCCTACCCGCTCAAGATCAGTTTTATGATATGAATGTAGAATTGCCCGATTATGATTTCTTCTCTCCTGATCCCTTGAAAGATGCCAAGGATTTGGCTGATATATATTATAAAAAAGGATTTACCAAAATAGAAGCAAAAGCTGGGGTTCATTCTGGAACCTTTAAAGTTTTTGTAAACTTTATTCCTGTAGCTGATATCACATTTTTGGTACCAGAATTATACAAAAAAATTGCAAAAACCGCAGTAAATATTAATGGTATTTATTACACCCCTCCTAATTATTTACGAATGTTAATGTATTTGGAATTATCCAGACCCAAAGGTGACCCTTCCCGCTGGGAGAAAGTACTAAAACGCATTTCACTATTAAATAAAAACTATCCGTTAAAAGGTAAAAATTGTAAGTTCATTGAAATTCAACGTTTTTTCGATGCCGAACATAAATTACCACAAGGAAAGGAACAAACTATATTTCATGTTACCAGACAATCTCTTATAAATCAAGGTGTTGTTTTCTTTGGTGCTATGGCCCTTCAACTTTATATCCGTTATTTAAAAAAATTCAAATATCAGAAGTTTAAAAAAATTCCAGATTTTGATGTTTTGGCCACAGACCCAGAACAAACAGCCAATATTCTCAAAAATAGATTAAAAGATGCAGGAATTAAAAAGGTTTCAATCAGAAAAAGAAAAGGCGTTGGTGAGGTAATTGCTCCTCATTATGAAGTTTTAGTAAATAAAGAAACCATTGTTGTTATTTATAAACCTATTGCTTGTCATAGTTACAATGTTATTAAAATGAAGGGTAGAAATGTTAAAATTGCAACTATTGATACAATGCTTAGTTTTTATTTAGCATTCACTTATGTTAATCGTCCATATTATGATCCAAATCGCATTATTTGCATGGCTGAATACCTATTTAAGGTTCAACAATATAATCGTTTATCTCAAAAAGGATTGTTAAAGAGATTTAGTATAAGTTGCTATGGTAAACAGTTGACATTAGAAGGCATTCGAGAAGAAAAAGCTAAAAAATTTAAAGAATTATCCAATAAACGCAATGGAAAAGAATGGGAATATCATTTTCTAAAATATGATCCAGCCAAAAAAAATGAGAAGAAAGATAAAAAAAATAAAACACAAAGAAAAACCAAAAAAAGAAAAAGAAAGCGCAAAAAGCGTAAAACACAACGCTTATTTAATTTTTAGATTATTTTATATTGAAACAAAAATCAATATAAAATTTATTTTTTATGCGTGTCTGACTTTGCCTTCTCATGAATATAAGTTTCATAGCTCAAATAAGCAAAACTAGCAGCACCTACCATTGTACCTATAACAGAATACCATCCTTCTGGTTGATTTAATGCAACACAAATTTGATTAGGTATTCTAAGTAACAACATTACAGTTAAAGATAAAGAAAGAGCCACAGAATAAGGTTTATCGTTCTTGACGGCATCTATTTGATGCATTGTACCATATATAGCAACAACCAATGCAATAATATGGAGATATCCAGTATATTTCATCATTGCCTTTGAACACTTCATTATATATTTAAGTAAGATAATAATTAACAATGACTACATACCCAAAAATCCCTTCCCCTGTCTTCCATTAAAACATCTCCCAAATTATAATCATGATAATGTAATTTAAGTTGTTTTGCCTTTCCCTTTAATATTTCCAAGTTATGTTGTTCTAAAAATATAATAAGTGTTCTTTTAATTTGTGCACAAACATCCTCTAATGTGTCAAAATAGTCCATATCAATATGAACCGTATATCCCGAAAATAACTCATCGGAAATTTTGAATATTTTAATATTTGTCATTTTAAAATATTAAAATCAAATTCTTTTAAGTGAATATAATGGCTGAGGACGAACCTAAGACTACACGCCCTACATGGGACGAATATTACAAGAAAATTGTAATTGCAACAAAAGAGCGCTCTCCGTGTGAACGCTTACAGGTGGGATGTTTGTTGGTTCAAGATAATAGAATTATTAGCCAGGGTTACAATGGGTTTTTACCAGGTTGTCCCCATAATTCAATTGTTAGAAATAATCATGAACAAGCTACTTTACACGCAGAACAAAACTGCTTGGCCGATTGCGCTAAGCGTGCCGTAAGTTGTAAAGGTGCAACTGCTTATATTACACATTACCCGTGTATTATTTGTTGCAGAATGCTCTTAGCTGCCGAGATTGGAGAGATTAAATACCTAGATGATTATAAGAATGATGATTTAGTCGGATATTTTGCAACTCAATGTAAAGTAGCTATTACTAAAATTTAACGTCTACGTTTTTTTTTTGTCCTTCTTCTTTTAATTTTACGCTTTGTTCTCTTTTTTTTGTTTTTACGCTTCTTATTTGACTTACGTTTCTTACGTCTTTTCTTTTTTCTAGTTTTCTTACGTCTTTTACCACCATTTACTGTTATAGACGACATTGATTCCCCTTTTTTCTTAATTTCGTAGGGACTTCCAGCTGCAACTTTCTTTACATATTCCACAATTGTTTTAATATTTAAATTTTCGGAAAGGGGTTTTGATTTTAATACAGTCTGAGTGAATTCAATACCTTGTTTCATAAATGGTTTAACCATTTCTATAAGTAGAGGTTGGCATTTTAATTTAAATGACTTATCTTTCTTTGTCTGTTCCTGTTCCGTAAAGGCCGTCGCCCAGCGTTTAGTCAATAAAACATTCTCTTTCCCTTTAGTTAGGTTTTGCAATTTCTGCTGTATTTTATCACTTTCTAATTTATTTGCCAAATTAGTTAATGAAACACCAAATTTATCAAATGCAACACATGCGTCTATTAAACATTCGCTTAGTGAATGTTTTTCCGTGCTGCTGGGAATGTATTTAAATTTGTCCATCCGTGTATTAGTATCCATTATTCCTATTGCACTGTCACCTGAACCATCGCCGCCGCCCATTCTAATATTTCTACGTGTGAAATTAACTGCACCGCCTAATGCATCTGCTACAGCATTCGATGCTCTGGATAATGCGTCGGATGTTGCATTAGCAGCGGTACCCATGGCATTTCCTACAGCATTAGCAGGTGCTCTAACTGTGTTTTCTACAGCTTCTTTTGCAGCTTCTCTTGCAGCTTGCGCAACTTCTTCTTTAGTCTCTTCAATATATGGTCGAATTAATTCTATTATAGCCGTTTTTAAGTTAACTAAACTAGCTTGGATACCTTCAAATTCTGGAAATGCTATATTTAAGATTTCGGTAAGCGTTTCATTTAATCCTCTCAAGTTATCCATTGCAAAGTTAAATATAGTTTCAATAAAAATCCTTATATAATATAAAAGATTACCAGCAATTACAGTTCCTTGTATTAAACCACCAGTTATAAATGTTATAAAATTTATGTAAGCTAGAAAAAAAATAATTAATGTCATGCCTTGCATTGTAGCTCCCAAAAAACCACCTATCCCCGGAATAGACCCCCCAACAGCACTCATTATCCGTGAAGTAGTCATAGCGATTTGATAATAAATTTTATGAACCAATACTAAAACTACAATGATTAAACTAATCAATGATAGAAAACAATATAATATTTGCATGACTTCAGCTGGAGGAGGTATGCATTCTGCCATTTTTCTTTGAATTGATTCGAATCCTTTTTTTAAATCACTGTGCATAGCATCGACTCCTTGTTGAACGCCTTCAATAGAGGCTATAGCTTCCATGACTCCACTACTTATTTCCTCTTGATTTTGTAATCCTTGTTCTTGCATATTGACCAGCTCTTGGAGTACATTTTCAATATTACTAAATCGTTGATCTACATCTCCGCGAAAACGTTGTTGTGCTTCTTGATCCTGTAACCCGTGTTGCGGTTGTATTTGTTGTAACTGTTGTACTTGCTTTTGCTCTTGGAACTGATCCTGTTCAATAACCGCTTGTGGATACTTGTGGTCGAATAAAATTCTTTCTTGTAAAAGTGATCTTAGATCGACTATTTTCCCTTTTTGTACAGGAGTACATTGTTGTACTCCACGAAGATATATCACTAATTGAGCTAAATTGTTATTATTATTTCTATTACTATTATAATTTGTAAATGCGATATTATTTTCATCTACACAGTCATAGGTCTTAATTTCTGTAAAAAGAGTTTGTTCTCTAGTCAACTTCTCTTCTGTCGCCATTATATAATATTCTTATATAATTATTACAACTCGCTGGCATATTTGCTAAGTTTCATGATAAAATAAAAGCTTAATCCAAATATAGCAGTCTTCAAAACATAACCACCCATGCTCATATTTCCATCTTTATGAAACATGCTGGGGAAAAAATGAAACAGTTTTTTTTGCGTAAAAGGTAATTGAAATAATAAAAACAATGACATAATTAAAATAGGCAATTGCAACTCATTATAAAGCATATCCAATCTATCTTCCTGTTCCATCTTTTGTTTTTTCTTTTCAATGATCGTCTCATAAGTATCTTCTTCTTCTATGTAATCTTTATTTGAAGGATCTGGTATATAGTTTGGCTTAATCTGTTGATCTTGTGTAAACTGAGTAGTAGGCATTGGAATATCTCGAGATGCTAAACCTGTCATACCTTGCATATGAGCCTGTTGCAACCCTTGCATGACCTTGTTCATTGAATTAGGATCCACCTGAGCTGGTGCAATTGCTACTGCTGAAGAAGCTCCTGGGTCATTATTTAATGCCGTTTGTGTTGGAGTGGGTTGAGGTGTTTGTGACACAGGGTGTCCTTCTGATACTTGCATCTTAATATTATTAGATGACTCAGATGGTGGTCCGGGCAGTGATTCAATGCTAGTAGAATCTGACATATAATATTGAATTATATTTGATACAATTCAACATTACGCAAAACCTAAAATCTTCTTGTTTTGATCACATCTCTCCGCTTTCTCTTCAAAAGTATAGCACTTCCCATCAAAATCAAATATCTGTCCCTTAATTTTATTTATATGAGGTGCATGAAAAACTAAACAAGATCTATCATTACAAACCTTTCTAAATAACGTAGCTAAACCTAATCCCAATAAGATAGACATTACATATTTTCCAACTTCACTATATATTAATCGTCTTAAATACATCTATATATATATTTCAAACATTTCATTTTTTGGTTTCAAAAGTTTGCATAGGATATTTTCTCACAAGTTTATCATCATTGGGACATTTAACTTCATTTGCCTTGAATCCAAAGCATGTACCACCTTCATCTTTGAATTGTATTTTGTCTATATTGTCTGGGTTTGGATATACATAAATAACGCCAGGATTAGGGGTTGTTATATAAGCTAAAAATAATCCAATGGCTAAACTTATAATAAATACGGGTATACTTATAAATTTCATATATAGTAATATTCTATTTTATTCTTTGATTGTCCCATCCATTGTAATCCAGGGATCCTCCTCATCATCTTCTTCATCATCTTCATCATCTTCATCATCATCTTCATCATCTTCATCATCTTCATCATCATCTTCATCATCATCTTCATCATCTTCATCATCATCATTGTCCGCATCCCCTCCAGAAATAAAAGTCATGGGATCAATTTCCATTATCAAAGTCTCTAGTGTATGTTCTTTTTGAATTAAGTTAAACTTGCCCTTTTCTTTTAAAACGGTATTTATTTCATATAGTGTTTCTCGTATAATTTTCATAGTTGGTAAGATTCTATTTAAATACAAGTCAATACCATCTGTCATTAATGCTCTTTTTGAGTCAGCAAGTGTACTCTTAGTATAATCTAAAATCATACTTCTAAAATTAGAAATTAACCCTTCTAGTTCATTTTTTTTAGTTTGTATATATATTTTTTTACTAATAACTCTATCTTCTAAGCCATCGATACCTTCAATCTCAACTGTATTAAACTTTTGTAAAAAATTTTCGATCACAGTTTTATAACTGATCATTTGTTTGTATTTATCTTTTGTTTCATTAAACGATTGTTCCATTTCCTCTTCTGTTACCAAGTTAAACAAAAGATTGTATTTAATTTTACTAATATTAAACTGAAACAACCGTATATCGTGAGTTATCTTATCCAATAACTTGGGAGCATATTCATATACACCATAATTAATTCTGATATTATAAGGACACGGTGATGCTGTATCACCACACTTAGCTTCTTTAACACGACCTATAGTTGGGGTGAAAATGGTACCAACAGCTCTCTTACAGCCCAAACATTGAGGTTTGATTTTTTTTAACCGTTTTCTTTTATCTTCTTTACTTAAATCTGAGTCATGAAGAATTCTATTTTTTGCAGTATTGTATTTTGAATCATATTTTTTCTTTTTTTTATAAAATTGTTCAATCTCTTCTTTAGCTGTTGTCATTTATATTTAAATCTTATAATAATTTTTATGTAACATCACAAAATTACTTTCAAACTTAGGAAGGTTTGTAATTATTTCATTTTGCTTTTTCTTTTCCTTTTCTTGCAATGTTTTAATTTTTTCTAAAACATATTTCTTTTCCTTTTCATGTTTTTCCTTTTTCTGTTCTATAGTTAATTTTGTATTTTTTTTGTAAACTAAAATTATCCCTAAAAGAGCTACAAAAAAGAATAATAATCCTAAATTCCACAATACATTAAAATATTTTGTTTTTGTTTCATTGCATTTTTTTAATGTAGATCTCAAAAAATAACTTACACCCGGTTCTGTTAATGTTGGTATGTGTGGACTATTCATAAGTTATAAAGGCAAAAAACAAAAAAAAATAATACATAAATAGTATATATATATGGATTCAAGTGCATCGAAATTAACTAGCTCAGTTTCTACAATTATAACAACATTTTTAGCATTTACAACTATATATTTTTTAATAAAAGGTTATGGAATGTCTAGTGGGGGTCCAGAAGAGGCCATCACCACAGGAGCATACACATTAGGATATATAATTTTTATTGTTTTAATCCAAATATGGTTTAATTTCAGTAATGCACAGGCTGTATGTAACGGTAGTGCTCAAAACTTATTTTCAGTTCTTATGTATACATTTATTCCTAATTTTCTTGTTTTAGGAAGTGTAATAGCTTTAACATCGGCTTTTCCCGGTTGGCTAAGCCCATTTTCCAATACATTTGGATACTTATTTATATCTTGTTTAGGTTTATCTAGAAAATTCAATGCACTAGTTGCTGATAATGGAAATGCATTATTAACTAAAATTTGCGCAGATCATTCTCTAGTTATAAATGAGATGACACCTGATAATTATGAAGATTTTATGAAAACCCTTGCTAAGAAATCTAAAAATAATTCACAGATTTTCAAATCGAATTACGCCAATATGCCGGAATATAATAAATTATACGAACTTGTTGTCATAAAAGATTTAATTGCAGAATATATTTGGTACGTAATGGCGGGATGTCTTACTATATCAATATCATCGCATTCGATAGCAAATATTCAGTGTGAATACTCCACTGAAGAAATGAAAAAAACGGCTATGGATTTACAAGATCAAGAAGAAGAAATGCAGGCAAACCAAAAGAAACCAAGTCTATACACTGTAACAAATTAAAAAGATAGTTTCGGCATTGCTAAATAATAAACTACAAACAAGTAAGATAATATAGATACTATTATAGCAATCAACCAAATAGGTAAAACAGTTTTACCTTTGTAACCTAAGCCAAATGGTCGGATAGACCCATCCTTTTTATATAAAAATGATGGGGCACAACACTGGATAATGTAAAAAAATATGATAAATAATAATATAGCGACTGATGTTGTATGTTTACGAATAAATGATCTATACATTGTCTTATATAGATTATTTTAGAATTTAAATTTTTGGAATATACATGATAAATCTCTAAAGAAACACGCCTGTGATTTAGATTTTAAATAAGTGTAAAATAACATTTATGAAAATACCCAGTAATTTTATGTACTGTATAAAACTGACACCCCCTATAACAACACAAAACATCGAAAATATATTTCAATTCATTCAATGACCCTACTAAACTTTTTTTTATGTGTGGGTATGTCTTTACAATATCCTATAGTTCATTTGGTAAATAATACATAAATATAGATTTAATGTATTATTTAAATTATTTTTTTTGATTTTTCTTGTTATTACTATCGTTTTCCATTCATCTCCATTAAAAGTCCATAATATTTCATAACTATACATAATTAAACGGTTAGAAAAAATCCTCGGGGCCATCATCATCATCCCCTTGTTGTAATATAGCATTACCTATTTCACTCTGCATTCGCTGATCTTCTAATTGTTCATTTGCCCAGTCCATTTGATAAATTTCACGTGTTCTTTCAGTTACACCATCTATAGCGTTAACTTGCATTTCATTTAAAGCATCCACTTCTAAATCGTGACGCTCCTTTTCATATTGTTCTTCATCATAAACAAATAACGCCCGTGTTTGACCAAGAGACCAATCGCCTATTTTATGGTTTTTCATAATATCTTGAACCTTTCTTTCCTCTACAGTTAAATCGCCAAGATTTTTAGTAATTTTAGATTTTTCTTTTTCTTTTGATTTATTAACTTTAAGATTAATCTCATCATTTGAAATATTTATAATCGATTTTTGTGTATGCAAAATGGAGATAAATGCTTTAAGAATATTACTTGTTTTTTGCCTTAATTGTAAAGCACGTCCTCTTAAAATATCCTCTTCAAGTCTTTCACCCATAATACTTGAATCACCTTCTACCACTGTCTCACTTGCAGAATATTCCTCCGTTATTTTAATATATTCGGATAAGGCACGCATGAGTAAAAATTTCATTATTCGTTTAATGATATCCCCATCTAAAATTGTTTTCGCTCTTGGTTCTCCTGCTTCTAATCTGATATCAGAGAAAAATGGTAATAATTGTGAAATTGTAATAATCGTATTGGTTATTACCGAATTACTTATATCTATTAGTATTGGTTTAATTTCAACATCTCCATAAAATTCATATAATTTACTAAATTCTTTCGAAATAATATTTTTTACATCTTTAATATGCGTATTACTTAACTTTTGAGCACCCTTAGTCCAATGCATTGGAACACTTGGTGATTTATAATCCGTTTTATTTCCACCATCAACAATAATTGTAGGGTAAATCTTCAAAATATTTTTGATGTATGTATTGGCATAATTGTAAAATGTTTCTGCTGTTTCATCTTCTAAACTCATATAAATATTTTCACCCTTTAGCTTCCAATTACCAATAGTATTAAAAAACTCAATTGTATTCAAATCGCCTTCAATATCCGTATATTCGATAATTTCGGTCATTAATTCATCCGTTCGATTTTGTAGAAATGTTGAAAATGTGTTAATTACGTTTTCATCTTCTCCAGAAGGCTCTAATAGCACATCATATCTATCAAGCACGCCTGTCATCATATTCATAAATGTTTCCAAATCAGTACCCTCAATATCAGCTTTTATCTCTTCATTTTTCATTAGATTTTCAAAACTGACTCTTGGTGATATAATATCTTCATTCATATCCACCTCAACAATATTTGATTTATTTACAATATTCATTAATCTTAAGAAATCATCCATGCTGTAGTTTTTATTTTCTTTTTTTAAAATTTCAATCTTCTCTAAAATATTATTTGTTGCTTTGAATTGACTTGAATTTGTACCACATACTCTCTCTAATTGTTCAGATAATATAAATCCGGTATTATAATAACAAAATCTTATAAATGCTCTATAAATTGTACTTTCAGAAAAAGTTTTTGGAACGGCAGGATATTTAAGTTTTGTATTTTTAGGATCAAATAAATAAAATGGAACAATCAAATTTTCAACTATATTATATATATCTCCATATTTCTGTACATTAGCATTTACAGTACGAATGCTATTTTCTTTTTCCTCAAAATAAACTCGTGTCACCCTCGATCCGTTATTACAACATGCATTTTCAACCAATAATTCATTTTGATTGTTTGAAAGAAGTAATGTCTCTTTATTTATAACTCGTTGAATCAATTCTAAAATATGCATTGACATCATAGTCATTTTACCATATAGAGTAGAAACTCTCTCAAATTGTCTAGGATTTGCACTTTCTATATCTTTATCCAAATTCTCTTTAAAATTTGCAGGCAAAGGTTGAATATCTTTAATATTTACAGGAAATAATGGAGGTAGGAATGTTAACCACCGTTTTACATCAAATTCCATAGGGATAGCTTCGCCTGGCGATTTGTTCTGAAGGTATAATAGTTTTGCATCTATTCTTTCCGTTACATTTCTATTTTTAAGAATTTCTTTGTCGATGAGTTTTTTAAGCTTTTCCATAAATGCTTTCAATGTCGAGACTGCTTTATCTCGCGTCAATCTAGGTAATCTCTGCCACGGTCGAGTTCTAGATCGTAATCTCAAAGCACAACACGCTATATATTTCAATGCCGAATAATCTCCAGGACCTTCAAGGGGATAACCTTCAAATGATTTTGGACCACATCCTTTAAATGTTTTGGATGTAATAATAGATGGCATCATTGTTTGTGTAGCTATCATAAAATAACCTAATGTAAGTAATAATAACGCTTCGTCATGTACATCAATATAAGACCCCAATCTTACATTTCTAGATTTTGCTTGTTTTACTTTTTGTTTATACAATTCTTCTGAAGGTAAATAACTATCTAATGTTGACTCAACGTTTTTAATAATAAATTCTATATTCCCTCCAATAGAAATGCCCATTTGTTGTTGTAAGGTCTTTATAATATTACTAATCATATCACCGTCTTTGGATTTTAATTTATCTACCGGTCTGAATGACATATCCATTATTACATCACCTATATCTTTATTTATTAAGGCTCTAGTAACAATTTTATAACCAGCGTCATCAAACCCTTCTGCATCATCAAATTCAATCATACGAATAGTATATCCAGAATACTTATCAACAATTTTATCACCATCATCGCTAATTTCTCCTCTTTCAGAAACTATTCTCTCAAGTACAGGTTGATAATTCCCTGAAAAGAATGCCTCAGCAAGTCTTTCATAAAATGTTGGTAATAATTTTTTGCCTGTTTTGATACAATAAAACCACATATTACCACCTTGTTCATCAGACCAAGTTAATGGTTGGCAAGTTTTTTCAATAAACTTTAAAATATCTGTTTGGCGTTTGACAAAATCTGCATGAGATAGAATAAGATCTCGCAATTCGGCATAAGGCGATACCTCAATATTTCTTTCAGGCATGGTTTGACCTATTGCAAATTTAACTTCATCGTATCTCACTGTTAAAAGATTATCAATTAATTGTAACATTTTTAATCGCTCATTCAAATATTTTTGTCGTTCATTTAATTTTGTAGTAATTGTATCTTGATCCAAATGCAAATCTTGATCAAACTGTTCTAACATTTCATTCAAAAGTTGCTGTTTTAGTTTTGTTTTATTGATTATCATATTATCACACTCTTTATTGATTGCCATACAGTTCTTTTTGAGATTACAAAACATTGTTGCACTAATACTTTCACCGTCATATTCAGGGTTATGTATCCATGTATTGTTACTATCACGAATATAATATATATTTTTTCCTTGTTCAGTAGTTAAATAACAATAATCTCCCTCAATAATTAAACGTTTTTTTTGAACCATAGCACTGGCTTCTCTTCTGGCAGTCTCTTCACTTAATCCTACATTAGCCATCAAATGGTTTAATAAAAATGCATTAAAATCTGTGGGAGACATTCGCGCTTGTTCATTTTCAAATTCATCAACGATATCATACCGTGTATCATCATATTTAGTATCAAAATAAACTTCAGGGTTACCATCATCTTCTTTCAAATCATCGATATCAAGATAATATTTAGCTAGTACAAAATTTTTACACTCTTTATCATCTCTGGATTCCTCTTGTTTTTTTTCTCCTTCCAAAGATTCTAACTTATTTTTAATTATGGTATCAACATCCATTCCTATAAATAAATCGATGTCCTCAAGAGCTATTGTATTTGCGAAGAGAGAACCATAGTCAGCGGTATAAATACGTTTTATAAATTCTGGGGTGGATATATTTAATCTTTTATTTGTTTTTATACCCGATTCTAAATCTACAACAGATAATTTATATTCCTGTTCAGTCTGCCTAGCATTTGAACTATTAGAACTTAACAAATTAAATAAATAACTATTTTTAAATCCTGTATTAAATTTAGTATTGTTATTTTTGTATTCGTGTGAAGTATAATTAAGGTATGCTGTATTATTTTGCACTAAATGTTTTTTAAATTTTAAAATATTAGAGCGCATGAAATTAACAATTTCTTCATATTGTTTGAAAGTTATATCATTGGCATAAACCATAAAAGGTTGTAAATGGAATAATATATTCAAGAATGATGTTGAATTTTTATAGTATTTTTTCATCATATTAAAAAGAGAACGTGTTCTAGGTACCATATTATTTAAAAATTTAGTATAATGTTCTTCATTTCTATCCTCTAGACTAGAAAGTTGATCGTATACAAACATCTCAAATTTTTTTAAGAAATTTTCATCATCACCTTTTGAGGGTGTTTGATTTTGCTCTATGCTATTTATATTAATATCGGAAGGAGAATTCATGTTCAAATATCGAAAATATGAGAAGGGGATTAGATTTAAATTAGATTTGAGTAATATATTTGTTTGAGGTAGATTAATTTGCGAATATCTAACAAATGCTTCTGGTAATTGCAAATATCCCAATAATGATAATCTATCTCCAGGTGTTAGATCAACTAAATCTGGTAATAATTTACGATTTTTTAAATCGCGAATTGTGGGTCTTGTTAATGCCTGTTCATATCTTCCCATAACAAATCTTTCTTGTTGGAATTTTTCACCACAAATTACTGAAGACATAATATTCTCAAAATTTCCGATAATAACATTCATGGTTTGATTTACTCGAGATGAAACAATTACATTATTTTTCAAATTTGGATCAGTAAATGGTGTTAGATATCTATTTAATGCTCTATAAAGATATTCATATTTATTTTCACCATCAGGTACAGTATTTGTCATATACTGACTAACTATCTCATATATATTTGTTTGTGCATCACTCAGTTTTGTACTTACTATATCAGATGAATCGTCTTCGTCATCTATTCTCATATCATAGATATTTTTTCGATTTTTGGCAATTGGCAATAACCAATACAGTTTTGCATCTAAATTTTGTAAATTTGTAATCAATGGTTTGTAGTCTGCAGTTTTGGTATCGGGGATATCATATTCGCCATCATCAGATAATTTTGAAAATTGCTGTCTAAGTTGTTGATATCTTTCTACCATTATATGAATTGATTTTAACACTTTCGTATTTCTGGCAGATGTTGGAATTGTGGAGAGAAGATCATTTAATAAATCATCACTTTGAGTTTCTATACCAAATCGCCTTTCTGATTCACTAACTGGTACTTCTTGAGTAATTGCCCCTAGTTTCTCTCCAAAAACAATATCATCAGCATCTAATAAAATCTCTTTTCTTTGGGCCGCAACATTTGGAATTGCAGTAGCAACATCAACCGGTGAAATATCTATATCGAGATCTTCTTCTCTCTGCTCTACTGGAGAAGGCGTAAGCTGTGGAAATTGAGGAGATGGTGTAGCTTGGCTTGGTGATTGCTCATCAGGTACAGCTGGAGGTGTAAATGGTCGAATCGAATCTATAGGTAAATTTTTAGGTATACCTTTATATTCAAAATCAATATAAATTTTTTTATTTCCAGGCCAAGTGTTAATCTCTATCATATCTTCTTCTAAACTGGTAATTTCACCATTAACCGTAGCGGGCACATCACCTCCTAATTGAATTGTGATCCATGTTCCCGGTAAAAGGTTATTCTGTCTAGCAAACCCTTCATTGGTGGGTTTACTTAATATTTCAATAGATTCAATAGATTCATCATTTAAATTACCATCTGTTATCGCAAGCGTTGATTTATTTAATGTATCAACGTCGAGGATATCTATTTCATTTTCATCTAAATATTGAATTAGATAACTTTTCTCATTAATATCACTATTTGATGGAGCTATTATCTTAATAACCTCTCCTAATTCAAAAAATGATTGTGGTGGGTCAACTGGTTTTTGCTGTTTTTCAGACATTGCCTTATAATTAGAGTAGAAATTAAGTTCTTGGAATGTACTTGAAATAAATTGATTGTCAAATATTATTAAAGAGATATCGGTATCATAAAGCAAATGCAGATCAGATATAATCTCGCAAGCACAGTAGACATTCAAAGACTATATAATGATAAGGAGTATGCTGAAGAAAAGGGTATTATTGTAAAACAGCAAAAAAGTGAGAGAGTAAAAAATCTTGAAAATATGCTAAGAGAAGTTGATAATGAAGACGAACAATGGCGCGAAAAGGTCATGAGTTTAAAAGCTGAGATAACAGATGCTAAAAAATCAGAAAATAATATTTATTTGCTTAAATATAACAAGAATAATTTGAATATTACCAATCAAAAAACGCTTGGTCTTTTCAGGTCAGTTATTTTACATAATGACAAAATTATTTCATTCTCTCCACCAAAATCAATAGATAATGAAACATTTCTCGCAGATGTATCTGATAATAAAACTCAGTATGAAATTCAAGAATTTATAGAGGGTACAATGATAAATATGTTCTTTAATACTCTAACACAAGAATGGGAGATCGCTTCGAGAAGTTGTGTTGGGGCAAAATGTTCATTTTATCAGGACAAAAAAATAACGTTCAGGACTATGTTTCTTGAAGCGATGAATCGATTGGGGTACGAATTTGAAAATTTTAATAAAAATTTATGTTATTCCTGGATTCTTCAGCATCCTGATAATAGAATAGTTGTCCCATTTACACAATCTAATATTATTCTATGTAAAGTATATCAATGTCAAGATTTAGTTGTAAATGAGATATCATTAACGAATTGGGATGAAAATATCTTTGTCGCAACAGTACCATATGAAATACCGCGTTCTCTAAATAAAGTAATTGATTGCGAAGGACTTGATTTTAATGAAATTAAAGATAAATTTTATACGCAGAATATGGATTATAGAATTATGGGGGCGGTCTTTGTAAATCCTGATACGGGAGATAGAACTAAAATTAGAAATCCAACGTATGAACATGTACGCAAGCTTAAAGGAAATAGTCCTAAACTTCAATATCAATACTATAATTTGAGGCAGATGGGTGCAGTCGGTGATTTCCTTAAATATTATCCTGAACATAAAGGTACATTCGATCAACTACGCAAACAAGTTCATAATTTTACGTTTAATTTGCATTCAAACTATATTAGATGTTATATCAAAAAGGAAAAACCACTTCTAGAGTTTCCTTTTGAATATCGCACTCATATGTATAATTTGCATCAACAATATTTGAATGATTTGCGACCTGAGGGAATCGCTGTAAGGAAACATGTTGTTATTGAATATATCAATAATATTCCTTGTCACCATCTTATGCGTTCGATCAATTATCCTTTAAAAAAAAGAAAAGTTGATGAGATTAAGTCTGTTGTAAAAGACTTGCAAGAAAGTACGCAACAATAATTATTAAGTAAATTAATATTAAATATAATTAATTTACTTTTCAAATTCACTAGCAATGGTGGAGTAAATTTTTATTGCCTCCTCACAAGCATTGACAACATCTGATTTTACATCTTCAATAGAAGTAAAATTACTTTTATATGCAATACGAATAAAACTAACACTATCGTGTGGGTGACTTTTTCTAAATCCTACATATGTCACAGTTTTATTACCAGCATATAGATCTCTATGTAAAATATATTCAACTACCTTCCCAATGGTATATCCAAATCCATCGAGTAAAATTTCATAACAGTTTTCAATTGTGGATGCTGCTTTAGTAACAGTAAGTGTATTTTCAGATGCAATATCCTTAATATGCAATAATTTTTCTATTATAATTTGACTAGCTTGAAAGCAAATATCATAATTCGTGAGAACACCTATAGTTTCAATCTTAAAATCAAAACTATCTTTGATAAAGAACCTTTTCGCATCGTGATTATAGTAATCCATTTCTTTAAGCGCCATTAACTCAGGGTCTTTCTCTTCTTCAGTCAAAGTACTTAATTTTGCTTGCCATCCATCCTTCTGCGCAACTTTATCTGGAGTATTGAAATATGTGCAACATGAAACAGTATTATACATGCCATCCTCTCCGGCAGTATGCGATGACATTTTAGCATTTATTCTAATTTCTTCACCTGGTACCTCATTTGAAATTTTAGGGCGAAGTCTAGCAAATAATACATAATCTCCTGTAATTGGATCCGGTGGAAATATCTTATTAACTGTACTATCATCAAGATATTTATTACTTGATGTATTTTTCACTTTAAAATCTTTAGTAGTAAGATACATCATCTCATTAGTATCATTCTTTTTCTGTATTTCAACCTGCAATTCATTGTATGGCATTTTAAGATCAGGAATATGAATTGGAATACATCCAAGTCTTTGCTTTAGTATTTCATTATTAAATCGCGATGTATTGGTGATAAAATCTGCTTTATTTTCATTGTGGGGAAATGTTTTAAATGCTAGAACAGGAATATCTGATAGAATTGTGCGCCTAAGACCATTTGCAATACTTACATTAATACCCGCCAAAGTAAAAGTAAGTATCCCGTTAACTTCATCGCGGGAGCCGATATATGTATCTAATACAGCACTTTGGGAACTTGATTGTTCAACGTCTTGAGATAAGGAACTCATGGTTATATAATTATATACATATAATTTCTTGTTTAATCAATTTTTTATAAAACTATTATTTGGGTTTAATTTAATAACCAAATTTCATTCGTAATATTATATGAGTGCTGTATTATATTATAGTAATTATTGTAATCATTGTAAGCAACTATTACTTAAATTATCAAGAACAAAAACTAGAGATGACCTTCACTTTGTTTGTATTGATAAACGCGAAAAACATAAAGACGGTTCGATAAACATTATTTTAGAAAATGGACAGAGATTATTACTACCTCCCAATGTTAAAAGTGTTCCTACTGTATTATTATTACATCACGGCAATCGTGTAATTGATGGATTAAAAGAAATTAATCATTTTTTAAGCCCAGGAGAGGTCGAAATTAATAATAAAGCTACAAATAATAATGGGGAGCCTTTAGCATTTTCAATGAATGAGATGGGGAGTGGATTATCAGATAATTATTCATATTTAGATATGTCAGCAGAAGAACTATCCGCAAAAGGTGACGGCGGCTTAAGAATGATGCATAGTTATACGGGCTGGTCAGATAACCAAAGTATTGCAACACCTCCGGAAGATTATGTACCAAATAAAGTAGGAAATGTTGATATGGGCAAATTACAAGAGCAAAGGAATACAGATTTAGCAAGTAAAAGATAACAAAAACCAAATTATTTAAAAGAACACCCACATCTAATTTATAATGAGTATTATTAAGGCGTTCAATTCGCATTTTATTGAATTTTTGGATGATGTATTAACCGTTTTTCCCGATGATAAAAACATTAAGACATCAAGGTATTATATAGGTGGAGTTATGAAAATAAATCCAAGTATTGTTATAAAGGCATGGTATCAATATTGCGTGGTGCCATATTCTAAACAAATCGATAACGGGGACTGGTCTTTTTTCATGATAAAAGATTATAAGAATGATATAGGAAAAAGCGATGAATATAATTCTGAAAAGGTTCTTGGTGCAATTGAAATGATAAGAAATAAAGCTTCAAATATGTCGGAAGAAAATCAAAAGAAAATTGTAAAATATCTTCAAAATTTATCAAAATTAAGTATAATGTATAAAGGATAAGTTTAATTTAAACATAATTTTTAGTTTAGATATATAATGTCTAAAGTAAAAAATGATGAAATTTTAATCCCTCCTGAATTTTTGAAGGTTATGAAAGATTTCTTGACAGATATGATATCTACATTTCCAGAATATGAAGATTTGCTTAAAAAACTTATGCTTGATATAGTTGAATCGCCTGATTCAGAAAACGTTGTAAATTTATTTAATCATTGTAAAGAAACATACACACCAAGATTTTTTGATCTATTATATCAAAACAATGAAATTTACAAAGGAAATGAAGCCATTTATTTCCTACCTGGTATAGATTTTAGAGAAGTGTGGAAACAAGATATAACAGAGAAGACAAGGCTAATTATATGGAAATATTTACAATTAGTTTGTTTTTCTATTGTAAATTCAGAAAATAATTCAGAATCATTTGGTGACACGGCAAATTTATTCGAAGCAATTAATGAAGAAGAGTTAAAAGGTAAATTAGAGGAGACAATGGAGCAAATGTCAAAAATTTTTGATATGAGTGGAAATGCATTTGAAAAAGCAGATGGCGAACCAAGTATAAATATGGAAGATATGCCCAACCCAGATGAACTACATGAACATATTAGCGGACTGTTAGACGGTAAATTAGGGCGATTAGCAAGTGAAATAACAGAAGAAACGATGAAAGATTTTCAAGATATTTCCGGAGTAAATTCTGTAACAGATATTTTTCAAGTTTTGTTTAAAGATCCTGGTAGATTGATGAAAATGATTAAAAAAGTTGGTGGAAATCTTGATGAAAAAATTAAATCAGGAGAGATAAAAGAAAGCGAGCTCATGGAAGAAGCTTCGGAATTGATGAAAAAGCTTCATAAAATGCCTGGAATGGAAAATATGCAAAAAATGATGAGTCAAATGGGAATGCCAACAGGTGGTAAAAATTCTAAAGTTAATATGGGCGCGTTTCAAGGCCACATGCAACAAAATATTTCCAAAGCTAAAACCAAAGAAAGATTGCGCAAGAAACTGCAAGCTCGAAAAAGTGCCAAAGATGAACAAATTCGAATACTGGAAGCGCAATTAGCCGCTGTTAGAGCAGAGAATGCTAATTTTGTCCATACCGGTACAAATAATGTCGTAGGAGAACCACAAGCAAATAAAAAAAAGAAAAAGAAGAAGAAAAGAAGACGAAAGAAAAAGAAAACTAATTTAGTAGACAATCAATAATAAAAAATAATTTAAATTATATATATAATGACAAATACATTTTGGTTAAATAATCCAGCAATATTATTTGATAGTGATCATATAACCGAAATATGGCCTAGTAGTAATTTAGACTATATTTCAAAGTTAAATGCGGTAACTCGATTGATAATTCTTTTAACAATTATAGGGTTTTTTACTAGCGGATTCTTTAAAATTTTAGTAAGTGCTGGAATTACTTTAGTTATAATTGTAATGATGTATAAAACAAAAAGAAAAGAAGGTGTGAAAAAGAAAATTAAAGAACAGATAGTTAAGGAAGGTTTTACAAATCCCAATTTATACAAAGCTACCAAACGATCGTTTACTACTCCAACTGCAAAAAATCCACTCGGAAATGTCCTTCTTCCCGAAATTAAATATAATCCAAAAAGACCAGCAGCAGCACCATCATTCAACCCAGAAGTAGAAAAGGAAATAAATACTAGCGCAGGAAATGTTGGTCCTGATCCGCGATTATTTTTAGATTTAGGAGATACTTTAAGTTTTGAACAGTCTATGCAAAGATTTTATACGACAGCAAACTCCAGAGTTGCCAATGATCAAACCGCATTTGCTAAATTCTGCTATGGCGACATGCCTTCCTGTAAAGAAGGTAATGGATTGCAATGTTTAAAAGACAATCCTAGATGGATTAATTATTAAGAAAAATAATCTTAGGTATAATTATACAGAAATGGCAAGCGTACATAGTTATAATTTTGATAATCTTACAAGAATTGGCAACGATACTTGTGGTATAACTGCCCGTGAAGGACAAAACAATGCCATGGGTACATACAACACTACAAACTATTTTTTGAAGGAATGTGGTATGAAAAAACCAATAGCTTTTGCAACACAACAACCTAGTATGTTTTATAACGGCGGATTTGGACCTTGCGGTGCTGGTGGTTGTAATATCACATCCGATTCAAATCTTAAAATTGGAACAATTCAGACACACCCCAAATGTAAAATCAGTCTTCAACAGCGACCATTTACAACTGTTCCATATTTAGGACGCGGACCTCCTCGTCCAGTTCTTGAAGCAAGACTTCAGCAAGGTGCTATGATTAATGATACAAAATCATGCAAAACTATTACCGAAACATCCTTTGGTAATTATAGCAGAACACCTCTTTTGCCAACTGTACAAGCTACAATTCAAAATCCTCATAATCTGATAGAAGGTGTTGCTGCTGCTGGTTGGATTCGAGGCGGCCTTCCTTCTCGTGAATTAACTAGAGATCAAGACTATCTTGAAAGACAAACACATTCGCAATAAATACTTAAAATTATGTGAATAACTATAATAAATGTATAATTATTCACTTAAATTAACTTATCGAAAGAAAAACGATACAATTTATAGAAAAGAACTTTTAGAAGCTTTTCATTTAAAAGAGTATACTGATAAAATCAATGAAAGAATTGATGATCTATATAAGACTATTAAAAATGACTATTCCGATATCATAAAATGTCTTCATGAAAATGACCCGTTAACATCTTTTGGATCTATAGATGAGGCAGGATGTTTTATGATTTTATTTTCGTGGCAATATTTTTATGAAAACCATTCTCTAATACAATCTATCTTTCAAAAATCAGACGATATTTTAGTAAAAAAGAAAACCTTGATAGATAAGATCATGTCAAACAAAAAATAATATTAGTTTATTACATATTAATATGACCGACACAAGTTTAAAAAATTCAAAAGGATGGTACTGTCAAGAGCAAAGAGGTATTCAAAGACAATTTGATACAAATATATGGAAATTTAAATGTATTTCAAAAGATACAAGATTTCCCTGTGCAGGAATTAATATGCCAATGATGACAAATGGATATAATAATAATGTACTTTCAAATAATGCATCCGATATTGAAAGTGCTTTATTTGGAATCGGATCTACTAATTTGGTAAAACAAAAAGCCGCTGTAAAACCTGATTTGAACTGCATGGGAAATGTTAAATTTTTCAATCGTTTGGAGGGTACACTGCCCAAACCTTTAGTTGTTGAAAAATTTCAACGTCCAATTGGGCCTTTCTCATAAAATATTAATACATTAGATCTTCATCCATGAATTTTATTGTATTTTTTTTTAGAACTGCGATATTACTATTATTATCTTTGATTGAATATGTCATATATAATAAATCATTATCAACTCTTAAACCACAACAATATTCAATAGGCTCGCCTTCAAAAGTAAATGGTATACTATGTGAAATAAATTTTAAAGTATTCAAATCTAACTTGATAATAATATGATAATAACGCCTAGGTTTTTCATATGATACAAAATGACAAACAAACCAAATTTCGTCGCATACGATAACGCCATTTGTTGAACCTCTAATATGTTTAAATAATGGTGTCATATCCTGTTTGTGTAAAATAGAATATTCATTATCTTTTATTTTTCCAATCGTTAGAGGAAACCATTCATATATACACATTAATTCTTTATTGTTATGGAACAATAACCAATTTTTCTCGCACACTCGATTTTTTGGAGATTTGATTAAACATCCATCTAATTTAGCATTACTTATATCATAAATACCATAATGAATATTACAGTATCGTTTCCCCTCTTTTTCATGTAAAACTACTCCTGTATAATATAATATGTTGTTAAATTCTAAAAGTCTAATATCTTGCACGCCTTCTATAATCTTTGAATTCTTTCCTATTATTTCATAATCTGATTCTGAAAACGGGGCATTTTCCATGCGTTTGCTGTTTTTTGGTTTCATGAATGCATTATCTGAAAATTGCACACAAATATTGATTGTTTTTTCAGTAGATTCTTTATATTTATAATTCCATTGATCATCCAAATAATAATTTACATATCTAATATTTAAAATTATTTTATCATTTAATGAACTTATAGAAGGTGTACTAGATGCATATAGATTTTTATTAATTAATGTCCTTGGTTGTATTTTTAATCGTATGCAAGCTTGTAAGGATGTTTCACGCATTGCGTCACCTTTACAATGTAAAATTCTCGCATAAAATTTATAATTTGACAAAATATTTGATATCGCATAAGGATGATTATTTAACAAATAAATAAATATATATTGAATTGTATCGATATTATAAGATGCGCGATCATTTTCATTTAAATAAAAATAGAAAAGATAAAACTCATAATGTAATAAATAATTATAAACATTTGATTCTACAAATAATGCATCAGCGGGAGGTTGAGGAATAGTAATTGCTTGCGAATAAAATAAATTTGCTAATTCTGCTTTATTGCTATTTCGATAAATAGAGATTAAGGAATTAAGCGGTTCTGCTCGTCCCGGATGATTATTATATGCTTCTAAAAAATAGTATATAGCACTGGTTATATTATCCAATGCTTTATATGATTTTCCAATTCTGTAGTAACTATAAAATATTTCTTCATTCCATCCCCCTAACTCAACTCGGGTTTTATATGCTTGTATTGCCTGATTATAATTCTTACTATCAAAGTAAGAATTTGCAAGATAAAAATAAGATCTTTGGTCCTTTGGATTTTTAGCTACTTCACTTTCTAAAATACGAATATCTCTTATAAATTTATCCTTTTTGCAACCACCATCTCCAATATCTGCGATAAATAATATGTTATTGTCAAGTGTGGTATATTTATTAAATATTTTAGGTACATGCATATACTCGTGCGTTGCACCTTTATACTCAAATTCTTTTGAATTTTTAATAATTCTAACATTTTTATATCTAAAATTATCATTTCCTTGTAGAATATGAAAATAGTCCATTCCATTAAGACAGTTTTTATTGAAAGTCTTTCCAATTTCAAGTTTCATATCAGCGTCTAATAAAAGAATATAATCACAGTCAATCAACTCTCTACATTTTTGTAATGCGTAGTTTCTATTGTATCCAAAATTTATGAATTTTTCTTCAATTATACAACCTGATATATCCCATTTATCAAAAAAATTCTTAATTATTTCTTTTGTATCGTCAGTAGATCCAGTATCACAAATACAATATGAATCTACTATAGGTAATACAGATTCCAATAAGCGAATTATAATCTTGCTCTCATTTTTGACTATCATATTTAAGGCTATTTTAACAGTATTAGGAATATCCATTTCCTGTATATTTAATTGCATTACCATTTAATAACATATTTAGTATTTTTTTTATTATATTTATATTCTATATATTAAATGGCATTTACACGATTTAATTATGATGAGTGCAGAACAAAGAAAATACTAGAAGAATCAACTGGACCAGGACGATATATGCTGAATAAACCAGGGTGGGGGAATAAACCTTGTTTCTTTGAAGATCCGCAAATTCGAATGCAAGGATGGGGAGCAAATCTGAGAAAAGTTCCTGAAGGTGCTCCTATTGATATTGATAGTGATCTAATTGGTATTACAAGACCATTATCTAAGTGGTGTTCAAAAGATGAGTATCCAAATTCAGGTGTTGTAAAATCAAAAAGGGTAAGGTATCCAACATGTAGTAAGGCTGTTACAGATCAATCTAGAGCAACACATCCTGCATGGATGTATAAAGATTTAGAACAAAATCATCGTTATATTCTATTTCTGAACCCACAGGAAAATACTTGTATACCTTTTCAAAACAATCTTAATACAAGAATTTTAGAGAAGGACCATTTCGTTGACAAAATACCTTGTATGGTAAAGCAAAGAGGTCAGCCCATAGGAGTTTATGCTGGTGATAAACTACCAAAGGCAACTTTAAAATAATAAATTATCAATGTAGTTAATTTATTGTTTAAGAAAATATATTGTTTAATATATAATGGCAGAAATTGCGATACCCGTATTAGGATTAGGAGCTATGTATATTTTATCAAATCAAAACAAAGAAGAGGAGATGCCTTCTCAAGAAAAATTCACAAATCGATCTGGACCCGAAGCAAGAAGATTGCAAATGGGAAATGTGAAAACTGGAATTCCAGTAAAACCTCCTGTTAATTTCCCAGTTCAGACATTTGCAGATGTTGGGGACAATCCAGCAAGTTATCCAGCGCCCAATACTGCAACTGATCGATATTATAAACAAGACGTTTATGAAAAAAAGGTTGAGGCTGGAGGAGATCCAACCAATGCTATGTTATTTAAATCTTTATCAGGAGATTCTGTACAAAAAAAGGATATTAAATTCAACAATATGGTGCCATTTTTTGGGTCTAATGTAACCCAGCGTACAACGAAATTTGGGGGAAACGAAAGTATTTTAGATAGCTATAGCGGATCTGGTTCACAAGTAATACATAAAAGAGAACAGGCTCCGCTATTTGCGCCTCATGAAAATCTGCACTATGCGCACGGAACGCCAAATACTTCTGATTTTATACAGTCACGCATGAATCCTTCTCGGAATATGTCAAATACAAAACCTTGGAATGAAATCCGCGTGGGTCCTGGATTAAATAAAGGTTTTACAAATAAAGGGTCCGATGGATTTAATGCAGGTATGGAAGCACGTGATATTTGGGTAGATAAAACAGTTGATCAACTTAGAACAAAGACTAACCCCAAAATTACGTTTGGTTTAGGAAACCATGAAGGGCCGGCCAATTCAATTATCAAAAATAGAGGCATCGAGGGTAAAATAGAAAAATATAAACCGGATACATTTTATTTAAATACTCCTGATAGATGGTTTACTACTGGAGGACAAGAAAAGGCTCAAAGATCACGAGCGGAAGAACCACTTCAACCAGAGAACAGACCATTTACAACTAGAGAATACTTTGGATCCAGTACTGCTAATCAAGGGGGTGCAAGTACGGGTGGTAGAGTCGAAGAAAACTATCGACGCAGTACTAGACCCGAATTAGCGCCGGATATTAAATATCCAGGTCAAGCGCATAATATGAACTATCAAACTGGATGGAAACACTTAAATCAGAATTATGGTAAATCTGGATATAAATCGTATCCGAACTCAAGAAATACTACCAGACAACCCACTGAATTTGGTATAGTCAATGGATGGATGAAAGCTATTGTTGCTCCAGTAATGGACGTTCTAAGACCATCAAGAAAAGAAAATGTTATTGGTAACCTAAGACCTAATGGTAATGCTAGTGGGGCAAATGGTGTAGACCAGGCGCGTGTGTGGAATCCTGCTGATAGAACTAAAACTACTATCCGCGAACAAACATCTGAAACTTATGATATTGCACAGCCTTTCTATAAACATGAGGGAGGTTATGCAACTAAAGAATATCAACTTAAATCACAAAATCGTGCAACAACAGAAGGATCTTATACGGGTAATTCCAGTGGGTCTCGTAATGGAACAACCAATGGACCTGTGTATAACGCAGCATATAATGCTCATTTGAATCCAAATAAAGAAAAACTTCTTACAAATCAAATTAATCCAGGATGCGAACCTCTATTTAATGGTTCTCAAAATTTAAGAATTAGGAAATTTGGTTCTACCAATCCATCATCCGGTCCTGCTAATATGCCAAAAGAAAGTGGAAATATAGCTACTTATGGTCAAATGGGAGGTAGAAATATACGCGGCGCTACAATTGAATGTACGAGAAATCAGCCTGATATATTATCTGCGTTTGATAATAACCCATTTACCAAACCTTTGAATAGTGTCGCTTAATTTTAATATAAAAGGATTTTATGAATATTTATAAATGGATATTCATAAAAATATAAAAAGCAAATTGGAATATTTTATAAAATCAAAAAAAATACCTCATATTGTTTTTCATGGACCTGCCGGTTCGGGAAAACGTGGATTATTAGAATTTTTAATTAATAATATTTATACTACAATTAATAATCGCAATAAATACGTTATGTACATAAATTGTGCTCATGGTAAAGGTATCCGATTTATTAGAGATGAATTAAAATTTTTTGCAAAAACAAATATACAACATAAAAATGGTAATATATTTAAGAGTGTTATATTATTTAATGCCGATAAGTTAACTACTGATGCACAATCTGCATTAAGACGATGTATAGAACAGTTTAGCCATACAACACGATTTTTTATTGTTATTGATGAACATAATAAATTATTAAAACCGATTATTTCAAGATTTTGCAATATACATGTTCCACTACCCTTAATTAATGATGTTAATATGAGTATTCACGAATATAAAAAGAAGGGCTTCAGATCAAGTTTTAAAGATATAATTAAACAGCGTAATTCTTGGTTAACAAAAGCATTAAATCAAAAAAAAAATTACAATAGTGTAAATAAATGTTTCGAGTTTACAGAAAAAATATATGAGAAAGGTTACGCCGGTTTAGATATTATGAAAGCTATAGAACTAACAACCAAACTTGATGAAACTCAAAAATACGGATTATTAATGCATTTTGATAAGATCCGGAGAGAATTTAGAAATGAGAAACTATTTATTTTCTATATATTAACATTTTCGTTTATGCGTCCGAAAACAGATTTAGAAAATATAAAAGAAATGTAAAATGGATGATTTTAATACAAATGTCCTCTCTGAAGCAAGAAATGAATATTCTTCTAGATTATTAAATATTATTACACCACTTGTAATAGAAGGGTTTAGTTCTATCTTTAAAGAAGCATATGATTTATGTATCAAAAATGAAGAACATACAAAATATTTAATGACATTTCAAAATTTTTTGACAAGAGTTCCGAAATGGAATCAGGAAATTATAAATGTAGAAACTAATAGAATTATCAAAACGAGTAAATGCGGATATCTCGAAGATATCCTAACGTGTGTACACATTACACAACTAAAAATTTTGACAAGTATTAGAGTATCAAGCAAACAAAAAAAAATAGATATTGATATACCTAAATTACCAGATTTTGTACATAAAGTGTATATTGAATGTGCTAGAAAACTTTATAAGAATGTATATTTATTTGAAAGACATATTATGCCTTTGCAACAACAGAAAAACATGCGAGAATGTGAAATTATTATTCGCGAATGTATATTAAAAGTTATAGGAGATAACATGCCAGTTGAGAAAATTTTACGTGCATATATTGATGAAACTGAGGAAGAGGAAATTGTAGAGGAAACGGTTGAAAAATCGGAAGAAGAAATCAAGGCTGAAGAAGCTGCTGCCGCTGAAGCAGCCGCCGCTGAAGTTGTACAGAAAGAGGAAGAAGATAAAAAAAAGAAAGATGTCGAAAAAGCTGATGACACCACTATAGTAAAAACAAGCGATGTTAAGGAAAATATTATATCAGATAACGATGCACCACTTTTGATAAATACCAGTGAAGAATTTCCACCAATCGTAAATGAAGAAGACTCAAATAAAAATACAAAAGAAGATGTAAAATCCCAAGCACCATTTACTATGCCTGCATCACTTAAAATGGGTATTGAGACCGTGCCAGCATTAAAGGCCATTCCTATAACAACGGAAATCCAATCGTCGCCAAAAACATCAATTAGTTTTAGCAATAATGATAGTGTAATGAACTACAATACAAAAGAATCTCCTACTAAAATAACAACCACTAGCAGTGCTCTTATTTCTGCTCCAAAAACACTTGATAGATTAGAAAAGATTAGTCATGAAAGAAACGAACAGCGTAAATTAGAAGAGGAAGAGGAAGAAGATGATTATAATTTGGAAAAAATCAAAATATTCGATAATTTGCCAGAACTGGGGGATTTAGATGTTCAAGTTTTAGATAATAAATTAAATTTGAATGATAATCCTATACTTGAGGGAATTGAAGTTTTAAGTTAAGTGCGGAAAAATCCCAAATCTATTATTTATGAATAAATATAATGGACAACAATATGTTTATTCAAGGAATCATTGTTAGCTGTGTTTATTTGATATTTCGATTTATCGAAATGCGATTTATTATTAAAGAGACTGTACCTCTGAAAAAATTAATGCGTGATACTTTAGTGGTTTATATTAGTTTTGTTTCGGGAATATTTGTTTATACCCAAATAGAACCTATTAAAAATATAACAAGCGTACCTGTAGTATTTACAAATAGTCCCGACTTTTAAGTTTTAGTCATAATTATTAATGTTATCAAACATCCAATCAAAACGCCAAATGCATCCGACCACATCGGTATAGTATTATCTGGAGGTATAACTGTTTTAATAGAATGGCTAACAAATGTACCAAAAATGACAGCCAATACACTTGCATAAACTTCCGCTATACCTGCGTCTAATAAATTACCTTTTGGCATGAATACTTTCAAATATTTTAATACATACCAAATACCTAAAACATCAATCAATCCTATTATAATACCATATGAAACCCCTACAAATATTGTTTTATATGTTATAGTTTCGCCATTGTTTAAAAACTCCGAGAAGGTCCATGGTTCTTTTTTTTTAGCTTTCCTAGCATTATTTTTTAAGGTAAATGCTATAAAAGACATTGCGGCAACAGATAGTATCGAAATGGCTATAAATAAATATCCCTTAGCTTTCTTGTTCATATGATATATATTAACAAGAAAAATCATGCATAAATCGGAAGAGCATCAATATCAATAAACTTCTTTTTACCACATTTCTTCCTATTTGAAACAAACGAACTGAATACCGGCTTCGATACTTGTTTTTGCGGTGTATGATTATGAACAGATCTGGCAATCATCTTATATAATTTAAAATCCGGATATCTCTCTTCGCCGCATTTTTTATATAAAATATTTCTTCCTTTATCATCACAGCACCACTCGCTTATTAATGCAGCGATTGGGTCGCCGCACGTTTTAATATCATCTATATCATCCATAAAAAAATCGTATAACGCGCAACCTAGTCTACATAAATCAAACGAAGGGTTGGGGTCCAATCTAGGTTTCTTGTCATTCATATATGGTTGACAGTTGTACTGAGTGGCAGCATCACCTTTTGGATGATAACTATCACTACAAATAAACTTACCTTTAAATGAATAGATAGATCTACCAAAATCTATTACTTTGAATAATCTCCCATAAGTAGGTACCTTATAATAAACTTTGTTGTATCTATAATAAATGAATTGTTTGTCGGTTCTATTAAACATAATATTATTAGTATGAAGATCATTGTGCGTAAAATTAAACATCTTTTGATATGCTATTAGTGTCATAATTATTTGAAATAGGCAAGATCGCCATTCATGATCGGATAATTCTTCACCTAACAATGAATCAAGAGTCGCTTCCATCTTTTCCAAACAAATAATTTGTACTGGAAAATCTTTGATAATGGCATTGCAAATAATATCAGAATCCATACTACTAAAAGAAGACATGGACGCTTCTTCCTCTTCTTCATCGCTAGAAGATTCTTCTTCTTTATTTGAACCGTCTGAAGTATGAGATGAACGTGACGAACAAGTAGAATCGCTTTTTCTACTGCTATTATTTTGAGCGTTTTTATTTTTAAGATTAAATTCGAATACCAAAGCTTCTGTTAATTTTACAGGCTCATTATTTACAGTGGATGTGGTAATAAATAAATCATCGAAATTCTCTCCATTCAAAGAATATACGGATTTATTACTAATATTTCTATCAATTTGTAGCTTTTTTTTATAATTTCTGGTATCCGCGTCAAAAAACATTTCTTCATCAATGGCTTCTATATCAAATAATTTTCCTTTCTGTTCATGGAAATATTTGCTATCATTTAAATATTCTAAATCATCAAAAATATTCATATTGAATTTTTCTTGAATCCCCAAAAAAGACCCAAAAAAATCCAATCCATGAACAAATTTATGATGATGTAAAACGTTGCTAGTTAAATAGGTAAAAAATCCATCTACATAAGCCGAATTATTTGAATCAAGTACTTTAGGGTGACATTTATTTTCAGATAATTTTGGTAATGATTTTTTTATGTCTTCGGTTAAATCTCCATATTTCCCCACCATAAATTTAATGGGATCAATCAATGGAGAGAATTTGAAAAATGCTTTGGCACTTTCTTCATTATTATCAGATTTAACTTGACAATTATATGTATTTTTTTGATCTGTTTTTTCTAAATTTGTAATATGATATGGTTGATTTAAATTAATGTTTTGATAATTGGTTTCTTGTAGATTAAAAAATCTGCCATATAATGGAATATAATTTTGAATATGCTTAATTTTATTCAAGTCAAATTCCTTAAATAACGCTGAATTATCATTTTTTTTATAGTAAATTTCAAACATTTATAGTTATAGATAAAAGAAATTATTAATTTTAACTGGATTTGTGCGTAATTTATATATAAAATATTAAATAAGCATATAATAGCAATGAATTTGGAATTAAAGAAATTTGATATGAAAAATATATCCTTCAAAGCAAATGAAGCATCAGGACCAGTTATTGTATTAATTGGGAGGAGAGATACAGGAAAGAGTTTTTTGGTTAGAGATTTGCTGTATTATCATCAGGATATCCCTATTGGAACGGTAATCTCTGGTACAGAAGCCGGGAATGGGTTTTATGGTTCACTGGTTCCTAAACTATTTATACATGATGAATACAATACGGCTATTATTGAAAATGTTTTAAAAAGGCAAAAAATGGTGATAAAGCAAGTTAAAAAGGAAAAAACTGCTTATGGTAGATCAAATATTGATGGAAGAGCATTTTGTATTCTAGATGATTGTTTGTATGATAATTCTTGGTCAAGAGATAAATTAATGAGACTACTTTTCATGAATGGTAGACATTGGAAAATTATGTTAATTATTACAATGCAGTATCCTCTGGGAGTACCGCCAAATCTGCGAACTAATATTGATTACACATTTATTTTAAGAGAGCCTTATATTGCAAATAGGAAAAGAATATATGAAAACTTTGCTGGAATGTTCCCAACTTTTGAATCTTTTTGTCAAGTTATGGATCAATGCACTGAAAATTATGAATGTTTAGTTGTTTCAAATAATGCAAAATCCAATAAATTGGAAGACCAAATATTCTGGTACAAAGCAAGCGCCCATAGAGATTTTAAATTAGGAAGTAAAGAATTTTGGGAAATGAGTAAAAATTTAGGTAGTGATGACGAAGATGAAAGTTATGATCCTAAAGCTGGTAGAAAGGGACCAACTATTAATGTAAAGAAGAGTAGATGGTAATTAAATTATATTTACTTTGGCGAATGATCCACCGCCCAAACTTACATTTGTTTCATATTTATTTTTTGAGAATCCTTTATAATCAAAAGAGCATTTATGCTCTTCAAATTGAAAATGTTTTGAACAGAATGTAAAACCACATCTACATATTTTTGTTTGTTGTGTCAAATTAAGTTTCTTTCTACACCCATCAAATCCACATCTATGCGTTTTCTTTTTCTTCATTTTTTGTGGTTTTTTCTTTGGAGTAGGAGGAGGATCAGTGTTTATTTCTATTCTATTTTTATTAACCGGCGTAATACAGCATCTTCCTTTTAAAGAATTCGATGGAATTTCTGCAGGGTAGTCGTGTGATTGATTCATTATTGTTATATAAGATATTGATTATATTTTATATAAGTAAGTCAATTAATTTCAATTTAATACTTTTTAAACTTTTTTATCATCATCTTTTTCTGAAATGGTCATTTCAACATTTGTTTCTTGTTTTTCAGCTTCTTTTTTATCAGTTTCGCGCGTTCGAATATTATCACCTTCAAACAATTCCTTTCTAATATCGGCTGAACTTACAATCTCTTTTTCATTTATTTTACCTTCAATAGTTGTTACCCCAACACCTATCAAATTACCATCTTTGTCTACATTTTGAGTTAGTTTATTACCACTAGCTTTTGCAACTTTAATATTTTCCTCTATTGCCTTTTTCTTAGTTTCAGCCACTCTCTTTTCAAACTCATGTTTCGCTTGCCTTTCATTTTTATTCTTTTCATGCATCAATTGGTTCAACTCCTCTTCAAGATATTCAACGCGACCAGTTTTATATGCCTCTGGATCCCAAGGCATCCACATTCCAACAGGTCCCACAAATACATCATGATTTGGATCAATCTCTCTCAATAATTTACATCTTAGCTCGGCCTCTTCCTGTGAAGGATACGAGCCTCTAATTTTTAATCCTCTGGTATTTGTTTGGAATGAGTATAACTCATTAAATGTTTTTTCAAGATCCTCTTCTTTAGCATCTAGGAAATTTTTGTAGTCATCGCCAATTGTGGTCTTAACAAGATCTTTTTGTTCGCTCTTTAGGTACTCTTGAAAATCAGCCATAATTTTATCAAAATTCATGCTGTATTTATAAGATAAAAAATTTAGAAATGCAGTAAATTTCTGAACGCCTTGTGTATAATCCCAATGCTTTAGGAATTCCTCAAAGAAAAATAAATCTTTCTTTTTTAAAATATTATCAGGGCTTACAAAAGAGATACACGTAAATTTTTGCCCTGCTACGGGTTTATCTTCATCAAGTAAATCGATATATTTAGGATTTGCAGATCCATTTGGAAGGTTTTGTCTTTCAAAGGCTAATTCTTTAGTCATTTATATATTTGTGAGTCTTATTATTTTAAGTTATTTTTTACAGCTTATAATTTTTTTTTCTCGAGAAATAATATAATGCTTGGTGAATTAGGAAGTCTCTTAGATCTCGGTGAACTTATCCGCCGCGTCGTCAAATATTTAGTTGAAGGTATCATGGTTGCAATTGCCGCATATGCTATCCCAAAACGCTCTCTTAACTTAGATGAAGTTATGCTCATTGCTTTGACTGCTGCAGCAACCTTCTCCATCTTGGATACTTATGTACCAAGTATGGCCGTCGGTGCACGCTCAGGAGCCGGTTTTGGTATGGGAGCCAATCTTGTTGGATTCCCCCGTATGTAAATAATAGTTTAGTATAATTCTTAAACAAATTATACTTTGCAATTCAAGAAAGGATATTTACTATATAATTTAAATATAGCCTGCTCCTTTGCTTTAGCTTCAATTAATATATCTATTTCAACACCATATTTTACAGGAATTTCCAATAAGAAGTCTGGGATTACTTCAATGTAATCTGAGTGATGCCCGCATCTACCACTGCCTTGTTCGGATACATGAAATTTAGGTTTTATACCTCGTCTTTCCCAACTATTTAAAATTTCTTCTATATATTCGCTCTCTGGTTTTAGTGTTTCATCAGGATGCATCAAATTATAACAAGTATAGTGATGTGTATCAAATACAATTGGTATGTTCACCTTTCTAGATACATAAATACAATCTTCAATCGAGAAACATTTTTCACAATTTTCAAGTACAAGTCTGTTTTGAACGGCCTGGGGTAATCTTTTAAAATTTTCACACCATCTATCCAACGTTTTTTGTTTATCTCCATATTTACCCCCACCGTGTACTACCATTACAGAATCTTTTCCCATTTCCATCCTATCCAATACTTCTGCATGATAGCTTAAATCTGAAATAGTTTGATGAAAACATTTTTCATTTGGTGTCCCCACTACATTATATTGACCTGGATGAAATGTGAGTCTATGATTCATCGATCTAGCGTATTTGCCAATTTTTTTTAGCAACTTATCTGCAAAATCCATTGTATAATTTTCAACTTTAGGATTACTTTTATGTGGAAATAACTCACTTGAAATCCGCAAAACTTTAATACCATTTGCTTCATTCCAATGAATTAATTTATATAGATCTGCAAGATTCTGTATGATTTTTAATTTAAGTTCATTTATCCCAAGCTCTTCTATTTTTCTCATTATCATTTTTCTGGAACAGAATATTGGTGGTTTTTGTTGGCGCAAGATTGTATTTATACAACACAATCCTAATTGCACTGGTTGATTCTTAGACATTGCTGATTTATGCAAATGTAATATACCTTAGTAGTCGTAGATAATGTTAGTATAATAAATTTTTTATAATTCAATTTATTATATGAATTGGCTTATAATTTTGATAATCTGTTTTATAATTTGCGGTTTAATATATATTTTCTACCCTGTAAAAGAATCGATGCGCAGTAAACCCATACCAAAATTAAATATAGTTTTTTTAGGAGATTATATTCTACATGAACCCGAATCACAAAAATACCCTTCTATAAAGGAAATGTTTAAAGCAAAATTTCCATTAGCTAGTGTAAAATCGTTCACGTCCGAGTGTAAAACGCTTGAAAAATTTAAAAATGAAATTAGTAAAATGCCAAAGGTTAAGTATAATACTCCGAATACATACTTCTTTTTATCAGTTGGGTCAGGTGCTATACATAAAAATTTAATAAATTGTTCAAAAGTATATGATGTTAAACCAACACAAATGGATAGTGGAAAAAGATCAACCTGTTTATCAAGTAAACAGTTAAAAGAAGGTTGGATTACACAAATAAATATTCTTAGAAAGAAATTTGAAAAAGCAAAAATAATTATAATAGGAAGTTATTATCCCAAGAAAGGGGATAAAATTAAGATTTGTGGTCATAGTTTGGATTCCAATAATATGTTACATGAAAATATTGAAACATGGAATCAAGATATAACAGAATATATCAATAAATATAATCAGGGGTACAACGCAAAAAACAATGAAATAAGCTTTATTTCATTGGAAAATGTTATAAATTCAGATAAAGATCTTGAAAAAGATGGAATTACAATAAAACCTAAATCTGTGAAAAAATTAGCAAAGATTTTATTTCATGAAATCAAATAGTGGGTACATATTCCCATCTCAATTCATAGCAAATTTTTTTCCAGATTTCATCCTGTTCTATTCTTTTTACTGGATCTTTTAACATTGGAAAAAATGGCAGGAATTGTGTTTCTCCTAATAACTCGCACATTTTGTATAAAACATAATAGTAATTAAGAAAGTTGACACGATCATCCGGGCAGTGTTTAGCATATGGTCGTTGAATATCCATAAATAAACTGCATAGTTTATCTTCCAATTCTGGGCTCATAATTGGAGGTTTAATTCCTAATTTATCTTTAATAAATGGTATATGTTCATAATATTTATTATAGCCTAATTTTTTAAGAATATCTTTAGCTTTTCTATTTGTCATTTGTTTTAAACTAATCCTTTCTTTTTTTATTTGAGCTTTAATACTTATAAGAACTTCATCTGGAATTTGTGTGGTTTCTTTTGCTTGAAATTGAGCAAGTATTTCACGAAAATGATTAATTCTTTTATACGCATAAAAACATACCTCTTTAGGGGGTTCTTTATAAGAAGGTTTTTCATGTTCAACTAAATAAGAAAATCTATTACCGCATTTCTTACAAATTAAAACACCTTCGTAATCGACCGAAATCAATTCGCCTTTACATCGATTACATACATCATGTTTAGTGGTATATTGAGAAATATCAAAAAATGATTCATCCATATTAGTAAGATATTTTTGGATTGACGATAGTTCCTCTGTTTTTTTATTTGAATTTTCATTTTTATTTTTATCAAAAAATGAATGTAGTATTCTAGTTTTATTTTTTCCTTTTGACATTTTCTTTTTCTTTTCAAAATAGTCGAACACATGTTCTGCATTATCTAATAAATAATTTTTCTTTTTTTTTTTATTTATTTTTATATCTATTCTAATTTGTCGCAATTGATCTTCTAATTCTAATTTATCTTCGATATTTAGATTGGTTGTTAATTTAGCTTTAATCATTTCTTTTTTTTGTAATAATGCAGGTAAAACGGTTAGCTCCGCTGATTTAAACTCTTCCATTTTTTCATGATGTTTACTATCGACAGTGACATTATTTTTTGTCTTTTTCCCAATTTTCTTCGTTGCTTTGGGTTTGAAAGCCGGCATATATAGAACTATTAATAAACTATTTAATTTACTTTTTCAACAAATCTTCTTTTGTGTAGAAATAACTAATCTCTTTTCTCTCCAGTTAACAATGGATATTCATGTAAATGACTGTCAGGAAACCACAATTGATCCTATAAAGTTACATAAAATGGTGTTTTTATACAATGCTTTAGAAAATGGATGGACTATCAAAAAAAATAATAATGCATATATTTTTACTAAAAATCATGAAGGTAAAAAAGAAGTATTTTTGGATGATTATCTCAAAGGATTCATGAAGGAGAATTTTGATATGAAAAAAATTTTAGACAATTAATTCGATTAATTAATCGTTTTTTCGTAAAATTTTTTTCTTTAGCAATATTATAACAGAATGGGAGGAGGATTAATGCAACTCGTAGCCTACGGCGCACAAGACGTCTATTTGACCGGTAACCCACAGATCACTTTTTGGAAAGTGACCTACCGCAGACACACTAACTTCGCAATGGAATCTATTGAACAGACCTTTAACGGCCAAGCCGATTTCGGTCGCCGTGTGCAATGCACTATCTCCAGAAATGGTGATTTAGCATACCGCACTTACCTTCAGGTAACTCTTCCAGAGATTGGGCAAGATTCTTGCTGCAATCCTAAAGATTGCGCAAAGGTTTATGCTCGCTGGTTGGACTACCCAGGTGAGCAGCTTATCTCTATGGTTGAGGTTGAGATTGGAGGCCAGCGCATCGATCGCCAATATGGTGACTGGATGCACATCTGGAACCAACTTACCCTTACCGCTGAGCAAGAGCGTGGATACAATAAAATGGTCGGGCAAACAACCCAGCTTACTTACTTAGTTGACCCTTCGTTCGCTGATGTTGACTCTGCCTGTGCCAACAACACTGTCCCTGCAGCAGTATGCGCCCCTCGCAATGCTTTGCCTGAGACTACCTTGTACGTACCACTTCAGTTTTGGTTCTGCCGTAACCCAGGTTTGGCATTGCCTTTGATCGCACTTCAGTACCACGAAGTCCGTATCAACCTTGAGCTTCGTCCTTCGGATGAGGTTCTTTTCGCTGTCACCAGTCTTGATGGTAAAAGCGAAAGCCCAGGGGCTGTATCTGCCGGTACATCGGTCAAGGATGCCGTTTCTTACCAGAAATCCCTTGTTGCTGCTTCGCTTTACGTTGATTACGTTTTCCTTGATACGGATGAGCGTAGACGTATGGCCCAAAATCCACATGAGTACCTTATCGAACAGCTTCAGTTCACTGGAGATGAATCCGTTGGTTCTTCATCCAATAAGATCAAACTTAATTTCAACCACCCTTGTAAGGAGCTGATCTTTGTTGTCCAGCCTGACTCCAATGTTGACTACTGCTCTTCATTTTTGAGTGGAACACACCTTAATGCCGCATTGGGTGCTCAGCCATTTAATTACACTGATGCCCTTGATGCTCTTGTTAACTCTATCGCTGCCTTCTCCGGACCAGCTGGCGTTTACCTTGATTCAAATGGTCAGGCAGATCCAAATGGCGCCTTTATTGATCAGACCAATGGTGGTATGTTCCAGGATCCTGGAGCTGATACTAATCATTCTGTTGGCATCCAGTGGGGTGAAGCATTCGGCCCACAGCAGCCAATGGCATGGGACGATCCTCAGTACAATGCTGATGG